CCTCACGGTTAACATCAGTTAGATCAGTACCTGCTTCTCGCGTAGCGACATTAACTAAGAATTGGATCTTTTGGTTAATGAGTTCTTGCTGCTTATCCGCTGCTATATTGGTGAAATCGTTAGCGATAGGCGCAGTTTCTACGACTTCACTACCACCTGTTAAGGCACCGTTTTCGTCGCGGGTAGGGACAGAGTACTCGTTACCTTGGATAATCCCATAAGAACCATCCGCATTCATTACGAACTCAAAGCCCGGAGTCTTCTCCGCTACGTACTTATCGATGTTAAGTTGGAACTGCGGAACATTTAGGTCGGTGGTATCAAACGCATCGGGGCCAAACTGTGCGAGAGTTTTACCTAGAGCCTGCGCAAGGGCTTGCTCCCAATTACCTGTAGTAGCCCCAGAGGTGATGGTTGCGGCTAAAGTATTAGTTAAAGAAGCTGCGATCTCTGGACGAACACCAAGTACATCACTAAAGGTGTTCTGAATAGTGTCTAGTAAGTTCTCGTTAGCGTACCCCTCACCGAAGGCAGGGAGTTCGGATAAAACATACTCACTAATAGTACGCCCATCACCGACCAAACCTATATCAAACGCGGTAGAGATAGCACCGATATAATCTTCGTTCGCGAGAGAGTTAGCTAGACGGGCGTAGTTGGCTAGTTGTTTAGCTTGCTGTGCGGTAGTTTGTAGCGCGTTTGCTGTATTTTGTAGTTGCGCAATAGTCTCGGCACTTGCCCCAGCAGCTTGGGCAGAGGTAACCGCTTCCTGCGCTCCTTTAGCCGCATCAGCAGCATCTTTAAATTGGAACTGGAGCGCAGCAAGTGCGGCGGCGGAAGCGAAATCGGCAAATGACCCGTCTTCGTTGACGTAGTTACCTAACGCCTGTAGCGCACCAGATAAACCACCCGTCACTACGTTAGCGTATACGTCAAAAGCAACTTGCGCTACATCTATGGTGGGGCTAACGATTTCTCCAAAAAAAGAATTGGAGTACTCGAAGTTTATGTATCCATCGCTAGACTTAGCACCAGAGAATGTACCCGCATGATTTAGGCGGTCATTGAACTCTCCGGTGTAGTCATAGAAACCTGTAAGTTGTCTGAACCATTCTTGGTTGTCAGTAGCCCTAGCAGCTTTTGACCCTATCCATAGGTTAAACGTTTCATCTAGACCAAAGTCTTTTAGGGCGACATTAGCATCGGAGCCAGTCCCCATCTTAAATACAGTACCAAAAAACTCTGCAGGATCTACTGGAAGTGCTGACCCTGCGAAAACATCCGCCTGTGCTTTAGTGATCTTACCGTCTTGCCATGCGGTGTAGATCTTTTTAGCAGCGGAGATAAAGTCATCGGTCGTATAGTAAGCTTGTGTGAGGTAGTTGGGACTCCACATATCCCAAAACGAGCCATCAGTAGACTCTTGTAACGCTGCGTAATGAAACTTAGGCTCTATGCCTGTAATACCAGCTTCGGCCAGCGAATCCATGTAGGCTTCGAATATGGCGTTTTGCTCTGCGTATGCGCGTACGTTAACTCCTGACGCGGTGATAATAGTATCGTTCCAAGTACCAGCGTAGTTACCATCTTCCCCTATAGTGAACCCTAAATCGGTAAAATCCCCACCTTCAGCGACAGGTGTCGGCTCTGTCCAGTTAGGGTCAGTCTGAGTGTATATTTGCTCCCCAGTGGTAGGGTTTACCCAAAAATTAGTAAGGCCGCCAACAGGTTCCCATGTGCCATAAGTAGCATCGCGCCATTCTTCTACAGACGTGTACCCTGCATCAATAGCGGTTTGTTCATTAGTACTAACAGTACCGTCAACGTTGATGTCGTACTTAGATAAGTATTCTTGTTCCGCTAAGGCAGCTTCATAGTCTGCAACTGTGTTATACCCAGCGTCGATAGCTGCACGTTCTGTACCTGATACAGACCCGTCATTGTTGACGTCGTATTTATTAAGGTCAGCTTCGAGCGCTAGAGCATTTTGGTGTGCTGTAACTGAAGTGTACCCTGCGTCTACAGCGGCACGTTCGGCATCGGTAACACCGCCACTACCATCTATGTCATACTTATCAAGTTCTGCTTGGCGAGCTACAGCGGCATCGTACTCAGCAATGGATGTGTATCCTGTATCAATAGCGGTGCGTTCTTTTGCGGATATAGACCCACTACCATCAAGGTCGTATTTCCTAAGTTCCGCTTGCTGTGTTAGATACGCATCATAATCGGCTTGGTTGGTAAAACCATAAGCTTCATATTCGTGGTAGACCCCATCTTTATTGGGGTCTAAGTTATAGATATTTTCAGAGAGGTAACCTAACTCTTCCCACTCTTCGATGACACCATCTTTATCTATATCTGTTGTATAGTCTAAGTAGCTATCGTAACCCGCAAGCTCCCACTCGGCGAGTTTCATATCCCCATCTTTATCGTTTAGATAGGTGAATTGGTTGGGGTAACCTGCAGCTTCCCATTCAGGGATAGTCCCAGCACCGGGGTCAGTATCACTATATACTGTCTCCTGAGTACCCATGTTGTACCATTGGCCGGGGTAGATCTCGACCCAATCAGACCCACCAGAGGAAGTAGTCGTATCAGTGGTAGTAGTGGTATCGGTAGTTGTTCCTATCCCACTTGTATCAATCGTAGTACCCACGCTACAAATCCTTCCCTAAAATGACGGTCTTATCAGTTATACCAACATACTCTAGTACTTTTTCCCAACCTTTTCGACCACTAACGGTAACCCTAACGCACTGATTAGCTTTGGCAAATTCTATAAACCGTTCCGCAGCGGGGGCTAACTCGCTAATATCTCCTGCAGCTAAAAACACGTGCGCTACACGTTTACGGGGGAAGTTATGGAACTCAGTGATCATACAGCTATTTGGCATAGCCCATAACTGGTAGCGCTTCTCCATGATCCCCTTAGCGATATCAGTAAAGTTATGCGTACCATTGCTATATTCTAATGCCGCTTCTATTAACGGACGGTACTGTTTTATCTGCTCCAACATAGCTTTTGGAGAGATACGTCTCATTATAAGTTACTCACAAACGACACGGCCATAACAGCGGCGGGAACTCCGGGATGCGGGGTAGCAGCGGCATGGGTATGAAGTTCTACTGCTGTGTCATCAACTGCCCAATACATCTCGATATAATCCCCTGCCGTTAAGTCTATGCTGAAGTTCCAGTGTACTACTTGTAGCGCACTACCACTCACGGTATGTTCCTGCGCTCCGTAAGGTACATCTGTACCATTCTTATTAATCCACGTCCATAGTGTAGCAGCAGAGGCGTTAGACTGCTCTATCTGTACTGTTAGTTGGAAGTTATAGACACCGTCAGCAGAGACAGTTATTTGGGAGTTGTTAGCAATCGAGACACCATTGCCAATGTACGTGTTGTTGTACGTGACAGCGTATCCTGTGCTGACCACAGCAGCTGTTTGATTTTGGGTGCTATAAAAAAGACCACGAGGAAAGTAGAGATACTTACCGCCATCATCAGTAGAAAGCAGGTTACGAAGAAGCCTATTGAGGCGGTTAAAAAACAGTCGAAGAACGTTGTTGCTCTCGTCCTGATAGCGTCTTTCGTATTGCGTAGGCGCGAGGGGGAGGGCAGGTGGTTCAACTCGGGTAAGTTCATTAGCCACATCTACCTCCGACCATCAGGGCGCATATCGAGGCGCGGGGAGCCTAACTGCCACTGTACTCCTATGTCTGACGAGGAGACCTGTATCGCCATCTGACGCCCACGTACACGGGTGTAAATCTGACCTGTATACTGCTCAACAGGATATGTCGCAGAACGCGTCACTGTCGCAGAGTCTACGCCACCTACGGAGCGTGGGTTGTTATATCCAGAACCTGAGTTAGTCAAGGGCAGCATACCAAAGGTCACAGCGGGGTTATCCGCCTCAGAGCCACGGAACGTGATATCAGGTAGCACACGCCAGATAAAGTTGAATGCGTGTCCGTCATCAAGATCAAACTGCGCTGAAGTTACATACGCCGTAATAGGTAATGTGTTCTCTGTCTCTTCGTCATCGCAGCCCACTTCATGCTCAACAATGTTATAGCTGTAGGTCGAGGCAATTGGTTTAATTCGAGTACTCGCATCGAGCCATGCTGTCCGTGCCATTGTGCCGTAGTACCAGAGATTCTCTACGTAGTTATACACGACATAGCGGTCAATCTCGTTGCTGCCATGCGTACAGTAGAACCACCAGATCTCATTATGCTGCTCGTTAGTACCTGCGTGTACCTGTTCATACTGCAGGTCTTCAAAGTTAGAAAACACATACTGAAGCACAGCGCAGGGGAGTGTCTGCGTACGACCATCGTACATGTAGAACTTACCTTTACCCATCCAGAAGGCAATACCATTAGCGTACGCCACAGCGTTTTGTGAGGCGATAGTGATGTTCTCACCCACGAGCTGTGCGCCCCACACTTCAGGTGCGCCTAGGTACTGCATAGAGTAGAGGGCAGCGTCCGTCCACACGAGGATTTCTTGGCGAGACTGCTTGGCAGTGATGATCTGCGTACCACGTGATAGGCGTAGTGAGCCAGATTGGTTCGTGGCGTCCGGTGTCCAGTTAGTGGCGTCTTCTTGGTCAGACCAACGTAAGTACAGCGGGTCTTGCAGGGTGTCGCCTATGGCGTTAGTACCAAAAGCAAACACGAAGCGGCTAATATCTGACACGAGGATATGGTTCTGTACGATAGGGACACCGCTCGCTCCACCGAGTGTCGACAACTCAACCGCAGGAGTAGTTACGTCGTTAGTCGCGTCCCAGTAGTATATCGCGCCGCCACGGGGGCCAAAGATGAGGTCTTCACCAAAGTTACCTTGCGACCATGTACGGAGTGACTCCGCAGAGGAGATACCGATACCCCAAGCACCTGACCCCCAGAACGCGGAACCCCAACCGTTCATTGGTACGGTATACGCTGGGCCTATGTTGATCTGGTACGTAGCAGTAACTGACCCACCTCCTGTCGCGGTAGATGTAGCAGCTGCCCCGGCATCAATAGTGTACGTGCTACCTGCGGCGTACGTTAACTGGTACTCGCCGTTGAGGGTTAGGCCACCTACCGCTGTCGCACCACTAAACGTAACGTAATCCCCGTCAATGTAGCCACCCGCTGCATCCGTGACTTCGACAATAGAGGAGCCGCTTGTGGTAGAGAAGGGATCAGTCAGACTTTCTGTAGCACGGGTGGGAGTGATGTCGTAATAGTAGCCACCACCGCTGAGGTAAAACTTGACGTTAGTACCTACACCGATAAGCTCTAAGTTACCCAGTGTAACCCATGTATGTAGGGAGCGACAGACACCGTAGTAGGTGCTGTTTGAGATGCGCTGCCACCCACCAATCTTTTCCGGCGAACCTTTACGGAAGCGGATCTTATCACCATCATACCAACCGCCTTCGCTGGTATACGATGTGTTCTCTCGATCAATCCCGCCTTTGAGCTGGAGTTTTTGAATTGGCATTGCTCACCTCAACCATTGGGCTGCGTATATTTATAACTATTATAGCGTATTATTCGTACCACTCGTCAGTAGCCATCATATTAGCTAGTCTAGTAGCCCGCTGTCCAACTTGTTTAGCCCATCGAGAATCTAACATTTCTTTTGCAGCTTCTTCATACTCACCCATCTCAACCGCTGTGAGCATCTTCTGGAACTGTAAGAAACGACTAATCCCTAAGTTAAAGCACATATCTATTAACACGTCTTGGCGCACGTCAGATAGCTTTAAAAAGCAGGGTACATTCATAGCTAGTTCACTCTGCACTCGCATAAGGTCATTACGCAGGAGGAAGTCTATCTCGCCGTCTGTTAGCCCTAGGTCTTCAAGATTGCGTCCTACACCAATGGTAAGCTTGCCAGATGAACACTCGTACACATGATGTCTCTTACCTTCGTGCATGGTAATCATTGCTATTAATCGTCTATCGCTCATTTCTTTATACCTTTAAAGGATTCCACCACGCCGCCCGTGAAGTACCAGCCGATAATCATTGCCATGATCTCACCGAGGTACATAGTGTCAGCAAACTCTTTTGCGTCATTGACTCGTTCCATCTCGATAAATCCATACAAAGAACCAAGGACTCCGTTCAGCATAATGAATAGGAATACACTGGTAAAGCTAATGGCTATGACACGCTGTGTGAGCTTGAATGGGGCAAAATTCTGGAGTAGCTGTACCTTTGCATTGGTCTTGGCGGCTATTTCCTCGGTCGTGGACGTATGCATTGAGTCTATTAATTCGACACCTGCTTTAATTACATCACCTGAACCAAAGATATTTTTAAGTATACTAATCATCGTATTGCCAAAATAAATAAAAGAACGAAATACATAGCAATTAAAAAGCCAAAAGCTACTAGCGCAAAAGTATCTACAGACTTAATACCTGCTTTCCAAAATAAGCTGTAGGCTCTTAACCTAGCGCGACACATATAGTATCTAAGTTTACGCCAGATCATTGCACAAGCTTCGCTACAAGCGTTATAGCAATAGCAGAGACTACTGCAGTAGTTACATGACTGATCCACTTGTTAGCAGCAGCTTCAATCTCAAGACGCTGTAGCCTACGTTCATGGCCTTTGGCTTCTTCTTTAAGAAGCTCTTCTAGCTTATCAATGCGAGCATGTGCTCTTTCAATCGCATCTGCCATTATCTATCTCTCGTTCTAAAGTGCTTCTTTATTTCTGCGGCCTGTAGCTTCTGCTCTAAGTTCATAATGTACTTTACTAGCAGAGACTCATTATCCTGCGCCATTCTCAAATCTCTAGCTAAGTTAAGCACGTCTAGTTCCAGTTCCTTTATCCTTAGCTGTAAGCGTCTTAGCTCCGTCAAAGACCACCTCTGGACGTGAAGTACCAAACTAAAACAGAACTAACCAATCCGCTAATCCATGCCAATAATGTTTTCTTATTGCCAACTAAATCATTGGTTTTGTAATTGTTCTCTATAAAAGATGAATTCATCTTTGCAGTAAGTTCTTCCAAGGCATCAATTCTTAGTAGCGCACGATCTAGCATCATGGAAGTCATATGGGAATCTTTGGCGGCTTCAATCAGCTTGATGTGCTCCGCGTAACCCGCTTCCATCTTTTTTTCGATCACCACGACACGCTGATTCATAGACAGCAACTTTTCTTCAGTACGAGCCAGAGTCTCCAGAGCATCCGCAACTTTATCTAGCTTGGCCTCGATGCGATCAAGGCGTCTATCAGACTCTCGCCTGTATTGTGGCATATCTTGATCCATTGCTCTGTCCGTCATAGTAATTGATTAAATATTATACAGTATTGTAACAATATTAGTTTCTTATTAATTTA